GGCCTCGAAGTTGTCCTTCATCACTTCTTCTCCGCGAGTAGCTGGGTCTTCTGCTGGCTGCTATTGCTGCTGCCAAAGTAGTAGGCGATGACCTGCTCCGCCTTGGCGCTGACGAAACCGATGAGGGTACCCACCGTGGTGGCCATCATGGGATCCTTCATGCCATCGACGTATCCAAGCAGCACGGCAAAAACGGTACCCATGAAGCCGCCCACCACCAGGAAGGCAAGGAGGCGGGGCATGAAGTCCTTGACGGCGGCCTCGCGCTTGCGGGCACTATCCCTGTCACCCGCCGCGATCTTCTCCAGGTCGATGTCCAACTCCTTCATCCTCACGGCGAAGTCGTTGTCCACCTTCTTCAAGGCAACCAACTGCTCGGGGGTAGCCCCCGCCACAGCCTTGGCGATGTCATCCTTGTCGGCATCCACCGGAAGCCCAAGGGCACCCGCGATGGCGGTGACTGCCATGCCAGCGAGGGGACCCCCCATGGCGGTGGCAAGCGTGGGGGCCACGGCCCCAATGATCTTCATGAAGTCCATGGGTTTACTTCCTTGCCCCCGAGGGGCTAACGGGCCAGCTCTTCCTGGCTGGACCAGTCTTCTTCTTGGCCATGGTGGCCTTCTGCGCGGGGGTCATCTTGGCGGCAGCGGCAGCGGGACGGCAGGCGGGGTAGCCCCTCTTGGACTTCTCTGCGCCGCTACGACCGCAGGCCTTGCCGGTCTTCACATCGACCCATCGCTCGCCAAACCATTTGCCGAGACCGCCCTTCACTTCTTCTTCACGCGGTTGTCCGCGCCTCCCCAACTCCCGCCCTTCTTCTTGTACTCCTTGGCGGCCCACGCATTGGCGTAGGCACTAGGGTACACGTCGAACTTGGCTTTGGCCGCCGCTTTGGCAGCAGCCCACAGCTTGGGGTTTTTGGGGGTGGACTTGGCCATGTCAGCAGTTCCACGCCCGCAGGGACTTGTTGATGCGGGAGTTGGGATCGTTGGCCGTCTTGGAGGAAGTCAACTTCTTCTTCATGCCCTTCATCCGGGCACAGAAGCTATCCCGGCGGGGACCACCCTCAGGCTGCGGCGCCTTCAATCCAGGCTTCCCGGGGTTGGCGCGGTTGTAGGAGGCGCGGCCCTTGGCATTGAGGCCGCCTGCGGGATTCTTGCCTTCCTTGCGCTGCCATGCCGGGGACTTAGCCATAGGTATTCTCCAAGCTACGGGTGCTGATGAATTCCCAGCCGTCATGGGGGAAGCCCCCCGACACACCCTTAAGTAGTGTAACCCCGGAGGTCCACATGGCCTGGGCAGGCCCAGCATACACTTCTTTTTGGGCGGGGTCAAGATAGCAGCCCGCCACCAGACCCATCATCTTGTGCTTGCCCCGGCGGATTGCCACGTCCCAGATGTGGCTGTGGCCCATGATGCAACTGCGGTACTGCTTCTTGAGGAGGGTTGCGGCGGGGTACTCGCCCCCCACCGATTTGCCCATCACCCCCGTCACGAAGTAGTGGGAGGCCGCCATCCCCTTCACCTCGTATTCCTCGAGGAAGGGAACCACCTCCCAGCCATGGAGGAAGAGGTTGGAGGTGCTGAGGGTACCCTGCAGCTCGGGGACGTTGTCCAAGGCGCGGTCAATGCGGGCCTCATGGTTTCCCATGAGGAAGACCTTCTTGCCCTTCCACTCCCCCAGTATGCGGAGGGCCACGTTGGCAGCCTCCATGTCGGCAGCCACGGTGCGCCCGTCAAAGGAGGCCCGCCTCTTCCCGCTGCCGGTGAGGCTACTGCCGTCGTAGGAGGAGAGGGATGGCATATCCGCAAGGTCCCCCAGGCACAACAGCATGTCGGGGGAGGTGTCCTGCAGGTACTTGAGGAGCCAGCGGAAGCGGCGGGGGTTGACCCCCGGGCGGGCGTGGCTATCCGGCAGGACCACTATATTCACTTGAAGACCTCCTTGAGGCTGGGCAGATCCTGCTTCTTGTCCCCCAGGATGAGCTTCCAGATGGTGGGCCCAATGCCCTCCCCGTAGCACCACACGCGGAAGCCCATCTGCCTGGAATTTTCGAAGAAGAACTGGGCATCCTGGGAGGCCGCGATCAACTCCCCGGTACTCCAGAACTTCTTGCCGGTCTGGCCGATGGTGATCTCCATGTACTTGGGGCGGCCCTGCTCATCCTTGGCCGTCTTGTCGATCTGGGATTCGGGGTAGCAGAAGTCGAAGCCGAAGAGGTGGAACTCGCTATACCCCAGGGACTGCGCGAGGGATAGGGTGCGCCACGCAGCACACGTCCCCCCGTTGATGAGGAGGGAATCCGGCGGGAAGACTTCCGACTTGATGAGGGCCTGCGTCATCGCATGCCAGCCCCACACATTCTTGGTCTTCCCCATGATGTGGCGGGTGACGCTGGGATCCGACATGGAGGCCACCAGCACCTTGGTACTGGGAGGGATATCCTCCATGAGGTCGCTGCGCTTGATGCCGTGGGTGGAGATACCGGCAACGTCGCGGGGATCCAGCAGCACCAGATATTCGGGATCGACGCCCCACCCCACCACCGTAGGAAGGCTATGCTTCACCACCGCGATGTCGGCACCCTCGCGCCACATCTTGATGATCTTGTCCTTCCGCTTGTGGATGTCAGGGCCCGCCGACACAATGACCAGCTTCCTGTCGTGGGGCTTGGCCTTGGTGATCCACCGCGTCAGCAACCCAAGGTTTTCCTTGACGTTGTTGATGATGTGGTCCTTGGGCATGCAGTCCTGGGCCGTCACCTTGAGAGGCATGGGGCCCATACCCGCCGGGGGAAGGTCCGGGAGACCGTCACCCACCGCTGCGATGTTGACGATGCCCCCGCCCTGCACCGCATCCTTGGACTTGTACACCTTTTTGTCGCGAAGGATCTTGGTGAAGGTGGCTTCCACCCCCCGGAATTCGGCGGCGGGAATCCCGCCGTTGTTGTCCGGGGTGTAGTAGTCGTCAAAGACCACCACCGGAATGCGCTTGCACATCTCCCAGTCGTGTGCGATGGTGTCCACCGAGTGGCCCCCGTCGAGCCACGCGAAGTCCACGCCGGGGATTTCCCGCAGGGTATCCTTGGTGTCCCCCTTGGTGAGGTAGAAATCGAAGTGCTTGCCCTTCTCCTTCATCGCGAGGCCGAAGGCGTGGAGCTTCGCCGTCACCTCCTCCAGGGAGTAGTGCTTCTTGACGTTATGCTCCTTGGCATCCGTATCGGCTGAGGCTTCCTCGAAGAGGTCATACCCGTGGTAGACAACGTGGTCCCATTTCCCAAACGCAACCTGTGCCATCTGGATGGCCCTATCGCCATTCCATGTGCCGGTTTCGAGGATCACCCGGGGCATGTAGTGCTGCACGAGGGCCAGCAACTGGTCGTACCGGGTCTTCAATCCGTTGATTACCTTGTTCTTCCGGGCACCCTTGAGGTGGGTGAAGACCTCCTTCAAGGGACTATTCTCGAAGGCATCCAGCCCCACGTAGTCGGGGTCCACGAGGTTGATGGCTTCCAATCCATGGAGGCGGTGCATCTGCAGCACCCTCTCGAAGATGAAGGCGTCGGTCCACTCGCTGTAGTTGAAGATCTCGCCGGTCATGTAGAGGTCGTACATGTCAGCGATGAGTGTGCGAGCTTCGTTACCGGAGAAGTAGATGAAGCCGGTCTCGCTGTAGTTGATGCCCTTGCGCCCGAGGTGTGTGACGTGGCCCTTGCACATATCGCGCAGCCACGCCATGGTGAGGGGCTTGGTGGTAATCACGTCGCCGTCGAGCCAGAGGAAGGGCTCGGGATCCCGCGCGGCATCGTGGAGGGCGAAGACCTTGGCGCAGAACTTCAATGCATCCAGACGGTAGTTGTAACCCTCAGGGGTTTCCCCATTCTTGTCCGGGTGCGCAGCCTTGAAGGCGGTGAAACCTTCCACTTCCTCAAGCCGCTTTACCGTAAAGGGGTGGGGTCCCGTCATCTCTGAGGGGTCCATCCCATCCACGTAGATGGTGAGGGAAATGTTGGAGTCCCACAGACGGGTTGACTCGAGGAAGTTCTTGCCGTAAAGGTCCCAGCCCTTCGGCCCCCAAGAAGTAACGATTCTCATCGGTAGAGGTCCACCACATGTTTCCAGTTGAAGAACTCGTGTTCCACCAGCGCCCTCTCCGCGTTCCATGCGGCGGCATAGGGCACATCCTTGTAGTTGGAGAACCAGGGTCCCCCATCGGTAAAGTGGACAGCCTTGGGGCTATCGTAAGAGTATCGCGTGGTGGGACTGTGATATGGAAGCCAGTTCCACGTCTCGTCGATTTCCCCTATGGAGTCCGTCCATTGGAAACCGTGGAGGTACGACCCCTTCTGTGTGTTGACTGCTTCGAGGTCCAGCTTCCGGCAGTCGGGGTGCAGTGGATTCAGAACCATCAGGGAGGACCACAACTTGCGATGGTACTGCGTCTGCGCAACCCCATCCATCTTGACGGTGTCTTTGGGAGTAAACTTGTGCTTCACCACCGAGACTGCCACCTCGGGGTCACAGAACTGGAGCATCTTCTTGATGTCATCGAAGAAGAGGAAGTCGCAATCAACGAAGACCACCAAATCCTCTATTCCGTGGCGCTGGGCGATATGGGGCACCAGGAAGCGGGAGAAGGAGAACTCCGTGGAAAACGGCTTCCCGTCCCCCACGTCGATCATCTGGTTGCCTTCCCGATAAGATGTGCGCCAATACTTCCCTGCAGCCTTGAGGCTATCAAGCTTGAGGGGGGTGATGACACAGGGGACGCTACAATGCCGCTTGATGCTATGCGCGGCTACCTTGTAGGCGATGTCCTCCCGAGAGTCATAGCCAATGAAGATGTGCAGCATGCGTGAATAATATGGGGGCGCAT